TGGACCGTGCCGCTCGACATGCTTTACGTTGACGCCGCCCACGACGCGCAGAACGTCCTCCGGGACTCGGTCCTGCATTTCGAGTTCCTGAAGGTCGGGGGAATCATGATCTGGGACGATTTTGGTTGGACAGTCATGCCTCACGAAATAGACAGACCAAAAATGGCCGTCGAAGCGTTCCTTGCCTGCTACGCCCGCAAGGTCGAAGTAATAGGCATGGGATGGCAGGTCGCCGTCCGAAAGGTGGCTGATTAACATGAACATCGAAGCCCATGTCCTAGCCTATAACGAGTCCGAGATCATCGGCTACGCCCTCCGGAACCTGCGCACCTTCGCCACCCGAATCATTGTCCATGATGCAGGCTCGACGGACAGCACGCGCGACGTGTGCAAGGCCTACGGGGTGGAGATCATGCCCTGGACGATCGGTGGAACGCTCGACGATGAGACCAACATGAAGCTCAAGAACGAGTGCTGGAAAGGGACGGACGCGGACTGGGTTACCGTCTTGGACTGCGATGAATTTCTCTACTTCCCCAAGGGAGCCGGTGCGACGCTCTGCACCTACGAACGCCTGCACGCTGCGATCATCAAGGCCCACGGCTTCGACATGTACGCCGAGGAGTTCCCCACGACCGAAGGCCAGATTTACGATGAGGTGAAGATGGGGGCACCGGCGGACCAGTGGTATTCGAAGCCCGTCCTCTTCAGCCCCAAGCGGGTGAAGGAAATAAACTTTGGCATCGGTGCACACGAGGCCGAGCCGGTCTTGGTGAACAACCACCGCCTGCACGTCGGGGCAACCTGGCCCAAGGCGAACCCGCCCACCTACCTCTTGCACTTCCACCACGGCATCGGGCCCATTGACCGCGTGGCTGAACGGCTGGACGCAAAGCGGAAAAGACTCTCCCCGCTCAATGTGAAGAACAGGTGGGGAAACCTTGAGGCAGGGATGAAGCACGCCGGCGACAAGCGCCGTGGGATACTCGCTGGGCTGATGCAGGTTGTGCCGTGATTCCGGATTTTCGTTGACTCACATCAACGAATCGGAATTTGTCGTTTCCAGAGTCGACTGATGGGTTCTGCCGCCTAGCGGCATCCGGAGGGACTCGGATTCACCGCCGAGCACACCAGACCGGGGCGACCCGACTCTCTGGGGGAACGGCAGACAGTAAACCCTTCCTACCTGTGTTCCACGTGGAACACTCTTCCTCCTATGCCCTCAGGCGTATTTTCAGCTCCGCAGCATTACGAGACGGATTTCAATAAAATCTGGCTCGAAATCATGGCGCAGCAGATCGACCACCGTCTCGCCGGATACTATGTGTCCGACAACGTGGCTGGGAACCAGAAGCGGTACGATCAGATGGGTTCGCAGTCGTATTCGATGAGCCAGAAGACCGCGCGCGCTGCGTGGACTGAGCCGTCCGATGTACCGACCGCGATCCGTTGGGTCATTCCGCTCGGTTTCCAAAAAGCCACCTGGATCGACGAGAACGACGACGTTCTCCTCGGTTCCCTCGCCGACCCCCAAGGCATCATCGCGATGAATCATGCTATTGCGACGAACCGCCTGAAGGACCAACTCCTCATCAACGCCGGCCTCGGCACAAACTACACCGGCGCTACCGGACCGAACACGGCGACACCGCTCCCCGCGGCCCAGCAGATCGGGGTCCAGTTCCCCGGTGCCACTAACACGGGCATGACCTTGGCCAAGATCATCCAGGCAGTTTATCTCCTCGACGCCAGTGACGTCCCCGAGAGTGACCGCGTGATGGTCTACGCCGCGAAGCAGCTGTACAACCTGCTGCTCAACGTGGACCAGGTGAACAACGTCCTTTACAACGACGTGCGCGCCCTGATGAAGGGCCGCCTGGACGAGTTCGCCGGCTTCCGGTGGATCCGTACCCAGCTGCTCCCCACGATTGGCACGCCCTCGGTTCGCTCCTGCATGGCCTACCAGAAGAAATTCCTTCTGCTCGGCATCGGGAAGGACCAGTCCACCAAGATCGACATCCTGCCGCAGCAGAGCCACGCCACCCAGGTACGGACCACGTACCTGGCCGGTGCGACTCGGTTGGAAGAGGCCGGGGTGGTTCAAATTGCCTGCGACGAAACTGTATAGCCCAGGAGAACCACTACCATGGCAAATCCAATCACACGCTACGCTCAGATCGCTGTTGAACAGACTCCGTTCAACAACTTCCCCGGCGGCGGAATCACCACCCAAGGGGTGGCCCCGTACGCCCAACTCAACGACGCCGGCATAGAGCTCGGCGGCGTTAAAGAGGTCACGGCTATCTACACGATGCTTGGCAATGAGGTCGCCAATGACACCGTCAATCTGTACCTCGTCCAGCCGAACGAAATGGTGACGCCGATGGGCACCATCAGCGGCAGTGGCATTGCCACGACCGCCACCGTGCAAGTCGGTGACGACGACATCACGGGCTTCGGCTTGGTGAGTCGGACGGTGCTGCCCCTCGGGGCGGACCCGGCCCGGTACGCCAACAACCTCAACGTGGCGACGGGCCAGACCAATCCGGTGCAGTTCGCGGGCGGTAACTCGCTGGTGGATCCCTACCAGATCGGAACCTTGGCAGTGGAGCCGCAGGGCGCTTCGCCCGGTGCGAGCATCGCTGGTGCTTGGGTTCAACTCAAGTTCCAGACCCTCGCCACCGTGATCTCCGGCAAGGTGCTGGTGGTCCGGCTGAAGGTTGTGAAACCGTAATCCAGATAGTTACGAAGATAAAATTGGGGCCCTTTACTGTGAGTTGGAACACGGTTTAGGGCCCCTTTTTCTTTCCATATGCTTACCCAAAGTCAGGTCGATATTTCAAATTTGGCTCTCATGCAGCTGGGGATGAGGCCTATCCAGTCGCTCGCGGATCAGAATGACGCCAACGCGCGTACCGCGAACCTCGCCTGGCCGCTCGCCTTGGGCGTGCTTTCCCGGGAGACGCCCTGGAACTGCCTGAAAAAGCGGCTCTCCCTCACCGCGCTGGCACCGGCGCCCGATGCGCCCGCCGCCAACCCGGACATCCCACCCGGCACGACCAACTGGGCGCCGAGCACGAACTACGCGGTCAACGCCTATGTCCTCTTCGGCGGCACGCCGGCCTACCTGTACCAGTGCCTGATCGCCAACACCTCGGGCGCCTCCTTCACGGCGGACCTGACCAAAGGCTATTGGTTTCAAACCGACATCTTCTCTCCGAGCTACCTGTCGCCCCAGGGCAATGCCAGCCAGATTTACGAGTGGAGTTTCGCCTACCAACTCCCGCCCGACTTCATCCTCCTGCTCGAGCTCAACGGGCAGAATATCTTCTACGATGGCGGCCCAAACACCTTTGGCTCACTCTACGAGATTTTCCAAAGCGTGCTTTACTGCAATTCCGAGGTGGCGGACATCAAGTACAACCGCCTCGAGCAGGACACGACTCTCTACGACACCATGTTCATTGATGCCCTGGTCTTCAAACTGGCAGCGCTGATGGCCACCACGCTCCGGAAGGACGATGCGACCTTGGCGCTCCGAATGACCCAGATGTACCAGGCAGTGGTCACCCGTGCCCGGGTGAAGAACGGCAACGAGGCGAACGCGCGCCGGTACTCGGTCGTGGCCCAGAGCCGCTTTGTCGGTGCCCGGTGGCGGTCAACGAACGGCTGAGATGCCCGATCCAACTCTCATCTCTTTGCGGACCCGGACAGGTGTTTACTTCATTCGTAACACCGTCAACGGACAGCTCTATATCGGGAGTGCTGCGCGTAGCTTCGGTGGCCGTTGGGCAGAGCACCAATCCCGAATGAACAACGGCATTCACGCCAATCGTCATTTAATGTCTGCATGGCTATTGAACGGGGCAGACGCTTTTGAGTTTGGTATCCTTGAGGACTGCTCGCCAGAAGACTGCATTCTCTGCGAACAGAAGTGGTTGGATTTCTTTCAGCCTGAATACAACAAATGCAAGGTGGCTGGGTCACGGCGGGGCATCAAAGCGAGCGACGAGACCAAGCGTAAAATCTCGTTGGCCCAGAAAGGCAGGAAATATCCCTTCCGAAAGCTTCGGGGACCTCCCTCCGAAGAAACTCTAAGGAAAAAGTCGGTTGCTTTGAAAGGAAGACCGCTGACCGAAGAAACCAAGGCAAAGCTTTCAGCTGCGGCTAAAGGAAGGAAGATGTCAGCAGAAACGAGAGAGAAAATGTCCATCTCTAGACGCGCCTTCTTTGCGCGTTCCAAAACTTCTATCGCCACGTGAGCCATACACTCAATCCTCTGATCAGTTTTACGGCCGGGGAGTGGTCCCCGGACATGAGCAGCCGTCTAGATTTGCCGAACTACCGGAAGGCCTGCCGGCGGCTGCGCAACATGGTGCCGACGAAGCAGGGTGGTGCGACCCGCCGGCCAGGGACGGTCTTCATCGCGGACGGCAAGGGTGCGGACAATGGCTCAGCCACACCCGCAGTCTCACGTCTGGAGAAGTTCCAGTTTGCCCCGGGCAAGACCTTTGAACTCGAATTCTGCGATAAAGGCATCCGCTTCTATTTGAATGGCCAGCAGATCAGCCAGACCAGTGCCACGGCCTGGGTGAACGGCAGCACCTACGGACACGGCAATTTTGTCCAGTCGCCGGCGAACACCCTCGTTTATTATGCCCTGTATCTCGTGCCGACGGTGTCAACGACGGACCCCAGCGCGGACCCGACCAACTGGCGCCAGCAGACGATTTACGAGGTGCCGTCCCCCTACTCGGCCACGAACTTCACGGCGCCCAACTACTGGGCCGCGGACGTCTTCATCCTGCAGACGAAGCAGATCAACGACGTGGTCTATGTGGTCCATCCGCTATTTCCGGTCTATAAGCTCACCCGGTTCACGGATGTCATCTGGACGATGGTGAAGGTGGAGTTCCTGACGCCGGCGATGCTGGACCAGAACGTCACGGACATCTACATCGGCAACACCGCGCTGACTGGTGCCACCCAGCTGAATGCCAACGCGCCCGCTTGGGTGACGGCAACGTACTACCAGCAGAACAACGCGGTCAACGCGGCC